GTTACAAGAAAAAAATAACGTGTTTTGGAATAAAGAAATAGCTAAGTATTATTACGATAAGGGGTATAGTAAAAGTTTTAATAATGCTAAAGCTGTTTTAAAACACTCTTTAAATTGGGATTATGTTCAATTTTCATTATTAACAGAACAACACTATGATACATTAAAACATTTTTTTGATTTTGATAAAAGTTTTACAGAACTTAAAAAAATAGATAATGAATTTAAAAATAAATTCGCAACTACTTTCAACTTATGGGAAGGCAACAAATACAAAAGCAACATACTGCAATACAAAAAAGACTACACAGGACACCATCCAACGCAAAAACCTGTATTGTTGTTAGAGGATTTAATAAAGACCTTTAGCAATGAAAATGATTTAGTAGTAGATTTAACAATGGGAAGTGGTTCAACAGGGGTTGCTGCTAAAAACACTAACAGAAATTTTATTGGTATTGAGAAAGATGAAACATATTTTAAGATTGCAGAAAAAAGAATTAAAGAAACAAAACAACAAACTAAATTATTTTGACTAATGGAAATAAATAAAATATACAATGAGGATAATTTAATAACAATGGCAAAAATGCCAGATAATTTCATTGACTTAATAGTTACATCCCCCCCTTATGAAGATGTGAGTGGTGCAGGATATGGAGCAAAAAGTAAAGATATTTTATTTCTCAAATTTTATTCTGATTATTTGGAAAAATTATTTTCAGAATATGAAAGAATATTAAAACCAACTGGGCAAATATTTTTTAATATAAAAAGTAAAACATTTAACAAAACATTAAACACTCCTCATTGGATTGAATTTATTGAAAGTTTCAAAAAATTAAAATTAAAAAGTTTTATTATTTGGAAATATGCAGGGAGTTTTGATTCTACAAAAAAAAGATTTCATTTAGATTATGAAATTATTTACCATTTAAGCAAGGGAGATGATATATATTTAAATGAAGATTGTGGTATTCATGATCCTTTAAGCTCGGTTTGGTATGTTCCTCATAATATATCTAAAAAAGAAAGAATCCATCCTACTCAAATGCCAGAAGCGTTGGTTGATAGAATATTAAAAGTTGCTTCAAAAAAAGATTATTTAGTTTATGACAGTTTTATGGGGAGTGGAACAACAGCTGCGGTTTGTAAAAAGAACAATATAAATTTCATTGGTAGTGAACTAAATGAAGAAAATTACAAAAATTCAATTCAAAGAATTAATAATATAAATTTATTATTTTGAATAAGTTTTATTTTGACAAAGAAGCTGCTTCAAAGGCAATAGGATTTATTGAAACTTTTTGTACTCACACAAAAGGCGAACTAAGCGGAACTCCCTTACTTTTAGAAGATTGGCAAAAGAAAATAATTGGAGATTTATTTGGATGGAAACAAGAGAATGGATTGAGGAAATATAGAACAGCTTTTATTGAAGTTCCAAGAAAGAATGGAAAGAGTACACTATGTGCCTCCATAGGATTGTATATGTTATTTGCAGATGATGAAAGAGGATCTGAAGTTTACTCAGCAGCAGGAGATAGAGCTCAAGCAGGTATTGTTTTTGAGATAGCAAAACAAATGATTCTTAAAAATCCAGAATTAACTAAGCGCTCAAAGGTATTTAGAAACTCAATTACAAACGAAAGTAAAGGAAATTTCTATCAAGCTATTTCTTCTGATTCAAAAACCAAACATGGATTCAATGCTAACTGCATTATTTTTGATGAATTACATACTCAACCTAATAGAGATTTATGGGATACTTTAACAACCTCAACAGGATCAAGAAGGCAACCATTATGTATTGCAATAACAACAGCAGGATATGATAAAAATTCTATTTGCCATGAGGTATATAATTATTCTAAGCAAGTTCAAAACAAACTGATAGAAGATTCCAGTTTCTATTCTGCAATATATGAAGCTGATATTGATGATGATATTACTGATGAAGAGGTATGGAAAAAAGCCAATCCAAATTATGGAATAAGTTTACGTAAGGAATATATGAAAAGAGAATCTCAAAGAGCTGTTGATGTTCCATCATATCAAAATACTTTCAAGAGATTAATGTTAAACATCTGGACTGATTCTCAAACAGCCTGGATAGGTGCAAAGGAATGGGAACTTTGTGAAGGAGATGTTGATTTACAAAAATTAAAGAATAAAGAATGTTATGTTGGATTAGATCTTGCATCAACAAGAGATATTTCTGCCCTTGTTTTATTATTTAAAGAAGATGAAAAGTTTATAATAGTTCCATATTTTTTTATTCCAGAAGAGAACGCAAAGAAAAGAAGTGAAAGAGATAAAGTGGATTATGTAACTTGGATAAGAGATAGCCATATTATTGCAACTTCTGGAGATGTTGCTGATTATAATTTTATAAAACAAAAAATATTAGACTTAGGAAAAGAATATTTAATACAATCAGTTTGTTATGATAGATGGAACGCTTCTCAATTAGTTATTGATTTACAAAATGAGGGAGTTCCAATGGAGCCATTTGGGCAAGGATTTGTTAGTATGAGTGCACCATCAAAACAATTAGAAGCTTTAATTTTAGGAAAAGAAATTGTTCATGATAATAATCCAGTGTTAAAATGGATGATTGCAAATACTGTTATGGAAGAGGACGCTGCAGGAAATATAAAACCATCAAAGAAAAAAAGTTCTGAAAAGATTGATGGAACAGTTGCTTTAGTTATGGCTCTTGGATGTTATATGACCGAAGGAGGTTACAATTCAATTTATGATGATAGAGGATTATTAATGTTATGATATATATATATTCAGCAGATGGATTTGTTAGAGAATTTTGGGATAAAGCCAAAGAACATAAGACTCTCAAAGGAGCATACGAGGCAGTAGAAAAAGACCACATTGAACTATTCGGTAAACGTAAATATTCTGACTACAATTCCTTTAGAGTTTGTAGAGATAGGAAAATAAAGGAAACAATGTTACACAACAAAAGAACAAAATAAAGGTATAATTGCAAAAAATTATATAGTGGGAATACTGCAATCAATTCAAAACATCTTTACTACACCTCAGAAAAAAGAACAAAGAAGCATAAATTACAGCTTACCTTTTGGCCCTTCAACTCAAGTTTCTCCAGAAACTGCATTAACTTTTTCAGCTGTTTGGGCTGCAATGAGATTACTTTCTGAAAGTATATCAACACTTCCAGTTGGAGTTTTTAGAAGAGAAAATAATGGAGATAATGTTGAGGTTGTTTCTGATCTTTCTTTTTTAGTTAAATATCAACCTAATACATATCAAAACAAAATTACTTTTTACGAAAAGATAATAATGGATATGTTATCAGATGGGAATTCTTATGTTCAAATTGTAAGAAATAGAAACGGAAGAGTTTTAGAATTGCTACCATTAAACTATGGAGATGTAAATACTTATACATTAGATAATAAATTATATTATTCAGATGAGAAGTCTGGGGAAACTCATGACTCTGAAAATATACTTCATTTCAAAATGATAACAGGACCAGATGGAATAACAGGACTTTCTCCAATTGAACAATGTAAAAATGCAATTGGATGGGGCATGGATGTGCAGACCTATTCAAGCACATTTTTTCGTAACGGAGGAAAAATGTCGGGGATATTGGAATCAGATAGAGCACTGTCAGAACAGGCCATAGATAGATTAAGGAATAGCTTTAATAAAAATTATGGAACTTTAAATGGTAGTAACCAAACGGCAGTGTTAGAGGAGGGATTGAAATACAAAAGTATTTCAGTAACCCCCGACCAAGCTCAGTTTTTAGCATCAAGACAATTCTCAATTCAGGAAGTTGCAAGAATTTTTGGATTACCTCCACATTTATTAAAAGATTTATCTGCAAGTTCATTCAATAATATAGAAATGCAATCTCAAGAATTTGTTTCTTATTCTTTAATGCCTTATATATCAAAGATAGAATTAGAAATGAGTCTTAAATTATTCAGAAGAAATAACATTGGAAGAGAATATATTAAATTTAATGTAAACGGATTACTCAGAGGAAACGTAAAAGATAGAGCAGATTATTATAAAACTGCAATAACAAACGGATGGATGTCAATTAATGAAGTAAGACAAAAAGAAGATTTAAACAAGATTGATTCGGGAGATGAAAATTATCTTCAAATGAACATGACTACCATTAATAAAATAGGACAAGACGAAGATGCCAGCTGAGGAATGCAATAACGGAATGTGGAAGTGGGGAGAAACTGGAGAGTGTAAATATGAAACTCAAGAGGAAGCTGAAGATGATAACGAGGACTACGATTTAGAAGAGAATCAAGAAAAAACAAAAATTAAAGTTTGGGATAAAAAATTTAATAACACAATTATGGAAAAAAGATTATTTAACATTGAAAACAGATTTGAAACAAAAGAAGATG